GGGCGCAATTTGTATTGTGTCGCCAGACGCAAAGCCGTCGTAGAACGTATTGTCGTTTGCCACCAAATACGGCGTTGGGATGATTGTTGCAACACCGCAAGAAGTATGCGTCGAGGTGTTGTCGTTGTTGTAGACGAGCGTGACACATTGCTCTGGTGGAAGCGCAGTAACCAGGCCAGACGTGGCCGTGGTAGGTGCTTTGCCACCGCTACATGCGTTGGTCGCCAAGATGGAAAACGCCACTGGAGCAGTCAGCACACCACTATTGCTATTAACGCGCCAGTAGTTAGAACCCAAGTTGGTGATAGTCCACCCAGCCGGGGCGCCTACCAATACCGCAGACGTAGGGTTGGCCCCATCCATCTGCCAGGTTTGTATGAACCCTCCTGCGTCGCTTGTAGTGTCTAGCAGCCTTGGGATTGGTGCGCCGCACGGCTCGAGAGGAATGTCGCTGCACAACGCGACTGCGGTACCAGCGGGGATGGGGTTGCCGTCGCAGTCAACCAGCGCGTCTTGCTTGCCAGCGACATCGGCACACAGCGCAACAGTGGCGCCTACGCCAATCGGGGCGCCCGCGCAGTCTTTGAAGGCCAAAGCCGTGGCGATGGCGTCGGCGTTGGCCGGTTTGACCAACTCTGCCGGCAAACAGCCGGTCTTTAAGATTTTCCCAGACATAACATTTCTCCTTCAGTCGTAAAAAAGCCCGCACTAGGCGGGCGGGGTTGATGTATGAGGCCTCTGTCAGTTGTCACAAGCTGGAATCGGCGGCGTTGTCACAACCGTCCCGTCGCTGCGCGTCAACTGGAGCACGGCCTCGTCGCCAAGCCATTGCGCGGCCACCAGATTCGGCGCTGGCAGCACCACAGTCGGCGCGGCCACGTTCGTGACCACATTCGGCGCGGCCACGTTCGTGACCACATTCGGCGCGGCCACGTTCGTCGTCGGGCTGAAAGCGTTGTTCACAACGGGTGCGGCCACGTTCGTGGTTGGTGCAAAGTTGTTCGTCACCTGCACGTTTGTGATGGCGCTCTGCGGCGGCGCGCAATCCGAGTTATTCGCCATGTATCCCAGTGTGGTGATGTCGTCCTCGCTGTACGGCACCTCATGGCGCACCGTGCCTGTCACGCCAGCCGCGGGGTAAATCCACATCACGGTTTCGCCGTCGCAGGCCGTCACCGCCACCGTGGCCGCTGGGTCGCGCAGCGCGTTGTCGCGGTAGCCAAAACCCATCTCATCGCAGCCGCAGGCATCGAGCGCAAAGCTCGGGCAGTACACCGGCGGCACCACAGCGGCCAGCGTCATGGCGCTGCCTGCCGCCTTCGAGCCACAATCCGACACGAAGGTCACCACGTACTGCGTGGCGTCGGCCAAGCCCATGAAGACAAACGGCCCGTTGCCCAGCAGCGTCAAGCCGCCCGGCATCAAGGTAGCAGACCCTGGGCCACCGCTCACACTGGCCGTGATCTGCTTGGCCACCGTGGCATCCAGCGTCACCGTCACCGGTGGGCAAGGTGCCACCGGCAACTCGGCCAGATCGGTCCCAGGGCTGCATCCGCAAGACTGGTCGGCCTTTTCGGCGCACAAGGTTGGCATCAGCAGACCCGGCGTCACCGGTGCGCCCGCGTCGTCCACCACCACTACGCGGTAGCGGCCCGTGTTTTTCAGCACCAGCAGCGTGGTGTCCACGTTCAGCTCCATGCGCCGACCGTCCACAATGAACGGTGTGTACATGGTGGCGCTGCCGTAGCCCGAGACCAGTTCCACAATGGCGTGCTGGCCCGGCTGCAGGTTGTAGCCCTTGATGATGTAGGCGAAGTCGCCGTTGATTTCAATGGTACGGCTGACGTTGCTGTCAAACTCCGGATTCAGAAAATCGCACCCGCCCTCGGCCCACTGGTCGGCGCAAGAATGGCAATCGCTCATGGTTTTTTCTCCGCTCAAAGGCTCTGGCGCACCAGTTCCACCGTGGGCATTTGCTCACCGGGCTCCACTGGCACGCCGCCGCTGTATGCCACCACGCGGTAGCGGCCAAACTGGGTCAGCGTCAGCAGCGTGTTGGTCGCGTCCAGTTGCAGGGTCACGCCATTCACCACAGCGGGCCCAACCACCTGGCCAGCGCCTGCACCGGCCACCATCTCCAGCGCCACCGTTTGGCCTGGCAGCAAATTGAACACCCGCAACTGGGCCGACTCACCCGCGCCGCCCGAGCCCAGCTCAAAAATCGAAGAGTTGTTCGATCCCGACAGCGGCGAGAGCAAGTAGCCGTCCGCATTCATCGGGTCACTGCATGTTTGAAAAATGCTTGGCATGGTTTCAACCCCCGCTCACTTCGGTCAACTCAAGGCGCAGCATCTTCTGGCCCACCACCTGCACGATGTCGCGCATGGCCGCCCAGTGCTCCGTCTGGCTCGGGTGCGGTGGCTCAAACATCACCGGGTTTTGCCAGTAAAGGCTCCTCTTGGGCTCCCCAGGCCTGCGCAGCGTGGCGCCAAACACGTAGTTCACCGTGCCAAACGTCACACGGGCATTGCCCTCGTTGGTGATTTCTGTCACCGTGCCCTCGCCCAGCAGCAGGTGCCACACCTTGTCGCCGGGGCGCACTTCAATTCCATTGATCTGCATGATTCACACTCCTGTGTTGTTTACTGATTCGCCACGTCGCCTGCCATCGCCTGCTTGGCTGCCGCCTGCCTGCCATCCAGCGCCGGTGGCGGCGTGCCGGGGTTGCTCGACTGCATACCCGCCTGCCCAGCCGCTCCGGCCAGCGCAGCCTGGGCCGCTGAATTGCCAAAAATCGCCTCGGCGTTGAAGCCCTGCATATCCAGCCAATCCCGCAGCAGCGCCGCCGCACCCTGCGGTGGCACCATGCCCGCGGTGATGTACGGCGTGAGCACTTGCAGCGTCTCCACCGTGCGGGCCTGCTTCATTTCTCGGGCTAACATGCCGTTGGCGCCACTCACCTTCACGGCCGCATCCGCCTTGATGTTCTGGTCTGGGTGCATCAGCATGTTGAGCAGGTAGTAGCAGCGCACCATCGAGCGCGTGACACCACGGTCAATGTTCCTGATGCTCTGTTTGATGCCCTTGAGCGCGTTGCCGTACTGCAAACTGAACGCGCCCATGGTCTTGAGCGCACCCTCGTTGCTGCCCATCGCATAGGCCGGAATGCCGCTGTCCTTGTCGGCCTCGGTGCTGAACTTCTCATAAATCCCGATCAACTCACCCGCCACGCTGGGCACCTTTTCCAGATGCACCGCCTTACCGCCAGTGGCGCTGTTGCGTGTGTAGAAAATCTTGTAGGGCTGAATGTCGTTGGGATGGTCTTCCTCATCGTCCAGCGCGTCCAGGTTGATCTCGCCAATCGGCCCTGCGCTGTAGGCCATGTTCTTGATCAGGTTTCGCACCGCCGCATTGGCTGCGCGCTGACTGGCCCGCACCTTTTGCGCCACGCCCTTGCCCCAATACCGCCCCGGAATCATCCACGGGCTGGCCTTGTGGTAGGGCCGCAACCCCTCTGGGAACGGGTTGAGCACGGCGCGCAGCACATACTGGTCCACCACCCACACGTTCATTTCGTACGTCAAGGAGAGGTCCACATCAAAGCCAAACGCATCAACCGGTGCCACGCCCTCATCGCGGCACCACTGCATCATCGTGATGCCGTCCACCTTGCCCCAGTAGTCCAGCACGTCGATCATGCCGTCCTTGCCGCTCCAGGCGGCGCTGCTGCGGGCCGACTGCTCCAAACCCTTGCGCTCGCTGTCACCCCCTGCATGGCGCACCACCCGGTGCCCGTCCTTGAACTTCATCAGAACCGCCTTGATCGCCGCCTCGCTGTAGCCCGGCAAGCCAATGCAGCTCGCCAACTCATCGCGGTGCATGCTCATCACCTCCGTGATCGAGTAGCCGTCCTGCGGGTTCGTCGCGTCCGGGCTGGGGTAGATGTCAAAGCTGCTGGGCGACTCCATCATCAGCATGGGCTTGTCGCGCTCCACCAACTGCGCGCCGTCCCAGATCATGCGGCTCTTGTTGCGCACCACCGGCCCCTTGATGTGCGCCGCAGGGTACAGCCAAAACTGCTCTACGAAATCGTCCCACACCTCTTGGTAGTCGCCCTCGATCATCTGGTCCTGAATCACCCGCTCCATGCGCTTGCAGGCCGTCCCGGCAATGTCCATATCAATCTGGCGCACCACCTCCTCAAGCTGGTGCAGCCGTTTTTGCGCCGCCGTGGGCGACAGTGCCGACAGTTCAACCCCGGCTGCCATCAGCTCAATTTGCAGCGTCTGCTGCGCCGCCGCCTTGGCCTCATCGCTCAAATCCGGTATCGGCGTAGGCTCCAGCGTCCAGGGAAACTCCGCGTTGGCCAGCGTGTCCTTCGTCCAGGCCACCGCCGCGCTGTGCTTTGCGTCCGTGATGCCCATGTAAATGTCCACGCCCTTGGTGGCGTTGCGCAAGTCTGGGTCGTACACCGAGAGCTTGGCTCGCAAACACTGGAGCAGCGCCTCATCCACACTCACCTCACCCGCCATGTGCGGGCTGGCCCGGTGAATCGCCGCGGCACGAAACTGGTCATTGACGTGCTGCGCCAAAAGCGAAACGACGCCCTTCTCCATCTCGTTGGTGACCGTGCGCGACTGCTCCTCGGCAGCCACCAGCCGATCAGACGCCGTGTTCTCCATCATGCAAAGGCCGTTTCTGCGCTGCTGCGCTCGCCGCTACCGCGCGCCGCCTTGGGCCACTTCGTATCTATCTGGTGAATACCAGCCAGGCAATCGAGCATATCGTCATGCACACCCGCCGGGAAAGCCTCCAACTCGGTCTCGATGAAGGTCTCCACCAAGTCCACCACCTCGCCCTCTGTGTTGGTCTTGTGTAACACCTCGGGTAACCACCAGCGGTGCTCTTCAATCTCTGGGCTCAGGCGCATGATGCGCCCGGCCTTGTCCGTCGTGTCCTGCACAGGCAAAATCGAAAACCGGTAGTTCTCGGACGTCATCGCCTGCGTCATGTAGTCAATGTCGCCCTCGTGCCCGGTTGCCTTGTAGCCCACCGTAAGCGGCTTCCACTTGCGGTGCAGCGCAATCAACCGCCCCCCGCGCTGCTTGAGCGTCAGCTTGTCATACACCATGTCCAGGCAGTAATAGTTGCCATCGGTGTGCAAGCCAATCACCGCCATGGCCGTGTAATCGCTGGTCTTTTTGCGCGTGCGCGCCGGGTCCACCAGCAGGTACACATTCATGGGCCGGGCCATCGTCAGCACATCTTTGCTCACGTAGTACCGCAGGTTCTCGCGCTTGAACACGCCGCCGCCCTTTTCGGTCGGCTGCTGCTGGTACAGCGCCAGCCAATCACGAGCACCCACGGCCTTGCGCTTTTCATCCAGCGCAATCGAACTGAACAGCCTTGGCACCAGAGATTCGCCGGGTTTTCGGCCCAATACATCGTTTTCTTCGGCCAGCGCCGGGAAGTTGATCAACTCCCAGCCCTCTTGCGCCTGATCGCGCAACAGCCACCCGGCCAGGTCATCCTGGTGCCAGCGCGTGTGCATGATCACCAAAATGGCGTTCTCGGCCAGCCGGGTGTACACCACACTTCGATACCAGTCCTTGATCTTTTCTCGCGTCACCGGGCTCTCAGCTTCTTCTCGGTTTTTGATCGGGTCGTCCACAATCATCACCCGCGCAGAAAAGCCAGTCGCCCCGCCACGCACCGTGGTGCCGAAGTAGCGCCCGCCATCGGTCGTTGCAAAATTCGTTTTTGCCGTGGTTGCCACGTCCATCTTGGACTTGCCCCCAAATACCGCTTGGTGCCAGCCCGAGCTGATGCGATCTCGCACACTCTGCCCGTTGCGTTCAGCCAGGTCTGTGCCGTAGCTCGCGGCAATCACCGGCCAGTCTGGATGCTTGCCCATCAGCCAGGCCGGGAAATCGCTCGAAACCATCCTGCTTTTGCCGTGTTGCGGGGGGGCCTGCACGATGATGCGACCATGCCCACGTTCCACCGCCTGCTCCAAGGCATCGGCCAAGTGAGCGTGAAAGCGGTTTGATCGGTAGCGTGGGTCAAAGCCCGCAGCATAGGCGCAGATCGACGACTGCGCCAGCTCCATCCAGGCCGCATCCATCGGGTCAAGCGTCACGTCAGTCCTCTAAATCGTATCCATTGCGGCGCAGCAGCGCCTTGGCAAACTCCAGCCGCTGCGCATCCGTGAGCTGGCTGGCCACCTCCACCACGCCAATCAGGCCGGAATGCTCCACCTTGGTGACGCTGAATCCGTGCATCGCGTTGAGTTCCTTCACCGCCGCCACCACCTCAGTGCCCTTGTCGCTGCCTGTGACCGGCACCAGCGCCTTGATCGACTGCTCCCGACTCCAAAGCTCTTTTTCCTGCGTTTTTGCAGCCAATTCGGCCTTGAGCTGGGTGATCCTTGCTGCAACCTTGTTGTCAGCAGCCACCACAGACGCCCGTTCCCACACCGTCTTTTCGGTCATCTTGCTGGCGCAGTAAGAAGCCCGGTACGCATCCGATTGCGTCTTGCCGCTGGCCACCGCCTGGGCGAATGCCTCCTGCTTTGCCGTCAGCTTGTCCGCTTGGGTCACGCCTTGGGCTCCTCATGCGCAAACTCATGCGGGCGTGAGCGCACATAAGCCAGACGCTCGCGCACCAAGAATACACAGCCGCAGACCTCGATCCACTTCTTTGCCACCAAGTCATACAGGCGATCGCCCACCTTGATGCTTGCCGGCTCGATCATGGCTCAGCAGCCCTTCTTGCGCCCGTGGCCAATGGGCTGCGGGTCTTTACCGGGTACGGGAGGCAAACGATCCATCATGGAAGGCTCCAGAATGACAAAACCCCTGGGGCTTGTGGGCCGCAGGGGTTTTGGTTGAGAGGGGTAATCTTTGGGCGCACCTACGCCTGGTGCGGATTCTGCCTCATTTTTTGTGGCAGCGCAAGCATTCTCACAACACACCATCCCAGCGCCTGCGAAACACACTCAGCGCATTGTCAATCAGCGCCTCAAGCTCAGCGCCCTTGGGCAGCCTGGGGTTGTGCCACACGCTGGAGCGCTGGGCAAAATGCTTGGCCTTCAGGCTGATCGCCATGGCCTGCATCGTAATCATCGAGCCGATGATCTGGTCACACATCTCCATCTCCGACTCATCAGCGCGGTGGTCCAAGTCGTCCACCACATCTTCTCCATGCTGGCGCGCCAGGCTAAACCGCGCCAGCCGCGCAATGTGGTTTTTCGAGGCATAGCCCAAGCGCACCGCCGAAGCGGTGTTGTTGGACCAATTGTGCCAATCCGCCAACAGCGATTGCAATCCAGAATCCGATAAGTGACTCATAGGCTCCCTTGTGTTGGTTGGTCTGCAGGCGCCACAAGCGTCTTGACCAGCACCCGCTCCAGCGTGCGGAAGCCGTGGCCGTTGGCGCACTCGTAGCGGCGGCGTGTGGTGTTGGCAGGGGTCTGGCGCGTGTCCTTGACGCTGGCCCACGCGGCGCAGGTGGGGCACTTCATGCTGCGGCCTCTTGGTATTTGGCCCACAGCGGCGCGCCGACTGCGCAGCGCAAGCCCAGGCCCTGCCCGGCGGCAATGCACGCTTGGCAGCCGAAGTGGTGGGCGTAATATGCCTTGGCGAACTCGCGCCACGTGTTTGGCCAGGCGGCCCGGTTGTATGCCGGTGATGTCATGCTGCGGCTCTCCGGTACGGGTGAGCGACCATGGCCGCGTCACGTGTGTGTTGGTTGCTCGCACCTGCCCAGCCGGTGGCGGCCTTGAATTGCGCGGCGTCGAGCTTTGCGCCTTTGTGCTTGGGACTGATGCCGTGGGCGGCGATCCCAAGGCCAGCGCAGGCGGCGGTGATGTAGTTGCACCAGGCGTCCACCTGCCCCACGTTACGGGCGATCTTGATGCGGGCTGCGGGTGTGGTGCCACGGCTCCACACTGGGCTGGTCAGGCGGCTGTCTTCAAAAACCACGCGCTGCGGCTTGCGGTGTGCGAGCTGTAGGGCGATTTCCCACGGGTCGCAGGTGAGCAGGTGGCAGAGCACGCCGTCGTGATAGACGGCTATGCCGGTGTGGGCGCCGGGGTCTATGCCGATCAGGGTCATGCCGTGGCCCCCAACAGCGCCAGCGGCCGCGTGCGGCTCCAAATCTCTCCAGTGGTCGGGTCTACCCATCCATCGGGGAACTCCACGCCCAGATCGGTCACTGCAAAGGCGGTCACGCGCTCGATGTACTCGTTGTAACCCTTCACGCCCAAGTCCTCGGTGCTCACGCGCTCACGACGGCGCACCTTTTTGCCGGTGATTGGGTTTTTGTGGGTTCTGGTTTTGAACCCCAGAAACTCGGCGCGAAAGTGCTCTTTCCACACGCACATGGGAAATTTTTGCCCGTTTACATCGGCCTGCATTGCGATGTTCAGCAGCACGCATCCGTGCAGGTATCGGCGTTGCTTGTCGGTCTTGCAGTCCTCGGCTATGCGGATTTCGACCACCGTGGCGTGCCCGTCCATAGCCAGGGCTTTGACTTGTTTCCAAACTTGATCTGATAGCGTTTTGTGCGCCTCGACCGGGTTTGCGCTCAGGTGGATTCTGGCGCCGGTCATGCGCTCACCCCGTACAAAGACGCCCAATCCGCATACGCCATAGCTGGCGTGTAGCCAATGCCAACGCGCCCGCCTGACCGGCAATGCCATAGGCCGAAACACTTGAAAATGCGCGGCTTCATGCCCGCGCCCCCAGCAGCCCATGCGCCAGCCCATGCCCCACCTCAGCCGCGCTCAAGGGTGTTTCTCCGGGCCATGGGGCACGGACTCCGCAGCTTTGGCCCGTCCAAGCATCGCGGCCCGCAAG